AAGTGCTAGTCGAACGAAGCAGTTACGTTCGCGCACGGTTTGTTTTCGTTTCATAACGTCTCCTTGTTAAACTAATACCAAACAGAAAAATACTCCACAGGAGTCGAACCTGTCAACCTCTGAAACCAAAAGCTGTAATCCGCTACATCGGCTTGCGCAAGCCTTTGAGTATATTTCTGTTTGGCACCCGAGACAGGTATCGAACCTATGCTAGTTGAGTCAAAGTCAACTGTGCTACCATTACACCACTCGGGAACATACACTCAGTGAATCAGCGAACGTCATCACTGAGTGTCTTAAAACAGAATCCAAATTTTTAAAGAACAATTCAATAGAGTAATTATACCCTATTTCTGAATTAAAGTCAAGAACTATTTTCACAATTAGCAAAAAAGTTTTTCAACTTCAACTCATCAGAACACGTATTATAACGTAGAACTGAAATTTAGTCAAGCATTATCTTGACCCTAAAACAAAAAACCCTCGAGACTTTCATCTTCGAGGGCTTTGGTAAAGAGAGGAGACGTATCGTTACATCTACTTACCAAAACCCCCACTATCGCTTTCAATCGCATAACCTGAGCCTTCAACTGTAAACTCTGGGCGTGTGCAATTCCATCCAGCTTGCGGTAGCTGTTTATGCAAATTGGAATTTAACACTATCGAGTTCATACAGTAATTATACCCTTTGGTTGATTAAAAGTCAAGCATTATCTGCTAGACAGAAGCAAGAACTTTCTTACTTCAGTTACTTATTTATAACAATTATACCTTGACTCTGATTAAAAGTCAAGGTTTTTTTGCTCTTTCTGCAAACTATTTGCATCAGTCCATCAGGACATAGTCATTCTTACTCACACCACACTCAGGGCAGTTGACTTCATCAGGTAGGCTGAGCCAATCTGATTCGTTGAGTTGATGACCACAGACTACACACACGTAGATACGTTCTTGTTGTTCAGACATTATAGACCCTCCAGTACTTGCTTGTATGCATTAGCGTGACGCTCTTCAACCTTCTTCAAAGCATTGAAACGCTTCTCTGCTAGTGCGAGAACTTTACGGAACTGCTCAGCATGTTCCTTTGATTCAGAGATTTGCTCTTGGAATTCAGTTACGGCTGTATGACCTTCTTGCGCAGCGATAGCTTCGTAAGTTGGATACATCACAGTGAACTCATGAGTCTCACCCTCAATGGCTAGTTCCAAACACTTACGTGTATTTGGCTTACCAATTAACAATTCCAAGTGACCCCATGCATGGAGAATTTCTTGATCAGCTGTATGCTCAAAGTGCTTAGCAACTTCCTCGAAACCCTCGGCGCGAGCCAACTTGGCAAAATAGCGGTACTTGATATGAGCCATAGACTCGCCAGCTAGAGCTGACTCAAGATTTTTTAGTGTTACAGACATGTTATACCTTTTCAATATCAATGTTACATTTCTTCAGGAAATCCAAACCCAGTTCATCACGGTAGGTGCTACGATAGTAGACCTTCTTGATTCCAGCGCCATAGATTAACTTAGCGCAGTGGATGCAAGGTGCGTGAGTACAAAATAGGTCGGCACCATTACCTCGCTCGCCATCGCGAGCCAACTTACTGATCGCATTAGCTTCAGCATGAATCACCTCATCCTTTGTCTGGTTACGAATCACATCGCCGTTGTCGTCATGGATGTTTTCTTCACACACGTTAGTCCAACCAGCAGGTGTACCGTTGTAACCGATCGAAACAATACGGTTGTCTTGTACGACAACCGCACCGACTTTCAATCTAACAGCACTGGACAACTGAGCGAAACGCTCGGCTGTATCCATAAATGCATCTACCCACTTTTGTTTCATTAGCACTTCTTTTCTTTTTTACACTGATCTTCAGTATGAGTACCGCCACCTGAACGAACAGGGGTCGGTGTACGAACTGGAGTTGGCGTATAAACTGGTGCAGGCTTAGCACTAGACGTATGCGAGCTAGACGAATGGCTACTTGAATGACCAGAACTATGTCCGCCACCTCCATGACCACCTCCGCCTTTGGCGAATGCTACACTGGCTACACACATAACAACTACAGCTAAAACTTTTTTCATCATTTAAACTTTACAACAAATCTATCAATCTTATCCATGTCTTCAGTGGCAACGCTGAACGTCAACACAACATACTCGACGGCTTTTGGGTCAATCACTACACCCTTGGATGTAAACTTATACAAGTCAAGTGAGTCGTAGAACCGAAAGGTTTTCGGAGTCACTTCATTATGACCGTCCATACCTACAACATGTACATTGACCTTAGAGTAAAAACTAGGCAGGTCAAAGTAGCCACCCATCTGTTGTAGGTCGTTGTAGTCAGCCAACCACTTAGGGTTGTAAGACACAGTACCATTCATAACAACAGTTGTGGTGCCACGTTTGTTTGTGTACATAACCTTTGTTGGGTGAAAGGCGATAGCACGTTCACGGTTATCCACCAACTGCTTGGCTTTTTCCAAAGACGCTTCATTGGCTGCGCGACTCTTCAACTCTTGACGCATATCAGCTGTAATAGCCAAAGTGTTTGTAGCCATCTCGTTTGTACGAGGAACCACGTCAGCTTTGATCGTTACAGTTGTAGCTGTACTTTGTATCACGTCATACTTACGAATGACACCACCGTTGTATTGTGTAATCTTTTCAGAGAACATTCCATTACGAACGAATGAGTCACCGTGAACCCAAGCGCCATTGACCTTATCAAGAGCAACGACCTTGGCGTTCAGTAGAGCTTCCTCAAAGTTCTTACCTTCGCCTGACGCAATAACGTCAAGAGCAAAAGCCTTTGAGCTGATTAACAGGGCGAGTAAGAACAGACGACGCATATTAGTAACCCATTGATGAACGAACTTGACGAGCAGCTTTCATAGAACGGTGGTCAACCATTACAGTCACGACCACATACTTCTTATCTGAGCTCAGCTTGCGCTCTACAATGTAGACACCCTTAAGAATACCGTTGGCTTCAACGGCGATCTTCTCAGTGATTTCAGAAGCAATGTTTGAAGCACGTTGCTTGGCGTTCTCATCTTCCGATGTAACGTTCTTAGCTAGAGCCTTGGTAATTGTATCTGTAGTCTTGGTGGACTTCAGGTCTTGGTTGATAAACTCAACGATGTTACGTTTGGCTCGCATAGTAGCCACGTTCATACCTTGTTCCAGACCAGCGTCAATATCGATCGGTACAGCGGATGTAGCAGACGACTTGAGAGACTCCCAGTCACCTTTGTCGTTGAACGTTACTTCAACGCGACCGAAGTCTTGGGTAAACTTAGCAGCTTCATCGGTGACCTCGCTCTTCAGCTTAACTGAGGAACAGGCGGAAAGGGCTAATACAGCACAAACAAGAATCACTTTTTTCATAATCACTCCAATGTCAAAGAATAAACAACTGTGTCAGGCTTCTTATACAGAGCCGTTACCTTCTCCCGCATAGCAGGATCAGATAGCTTTAAACCTAGACGCTCAGGTGACTTAGGGTCAACTTGTGTCAGTTCGGTTGGAACTGGCGGTTGAAACTTAGCCACTTTCGTAGGCTTGAACTTAGCAAAGTCAGCTTCAAACTTGGACCATTCGGTATCGAAGTCCAGAGCCATAGCGTTCGTTGCTACTAGGCATAACACAATCGCAGGTTTCATAATATAATCTCCATAAGTCAATTATACCTGACATTGGAATTAAAGTCAAGAGGTTTCTTGGACTTTTTCAACCTTTTTTGAGGGAGCTGGAGGGATGAACCCAGCCGATTCCACCAATTTACGAGTGATTTTCGGGTACAGTTTGTGCAGTTCCTGGTCTTTCACAGCGATCAACATTTTGGCTTCTGTAGGGTGTACACCTTCCAAGAAACTAATGAACAAGCCTTCACGTTTGATAGGCTTCAAGTCAGCACGACAGAACACGTACAAACGGCGAAGTTCACTGAACAAGTTTGTCGGAGTCATGCCCATGGGTTCTGACGCAGGTTTGAACGGTGGTTCACCTTCTGGAAGAATAAACTTCTTCTCGGGGAGGAATGCGTATTCAAAGATAATCTTCAAAGCCGCATCGGTTTTATATTTCTCAATCGCCTTTGGATCAGCATTGATCTCATCCAGCATAATGGTTACATATGTTCTCATTAAAAATCTTCCAAATCATCTAACAATAAGCGGCAACGTTTCTCGATCAAGTAGTTCATGATCGTCATCTTGTCACCAGAGGGTTTGCTATTTAGGTACGTGGTAACGATTTCGTCAGACACATCCTTAGGAATGTAAGCAAAGTCAACCATGCGGATATTTCTATCCCAACGAGTACGCTCATCGTCAGAACGACAAGCATCACGACCGAGTTCTTTAAACTCAGCGAGGCGTTTAGCTGACACAGGCTTCTGACGTTCACCGATGACTAATACATCATCAGCGGATAGTACGTTAGGTACACCGTCACCAGAGTCACCCTTGGCAATGTGTTCAAGCATCCACTCTTTGATTTCAGTCTTAGAAGCTGTAATGAACTTCTTGACCATCGGAGACCATTGCTTAACGTCCCACTCAAGTTGGAGTTGTTTGAAGTCTTTATCAGACGACACAATGAGAACCTTCTGAGCTTCTTCCATCAAACCAACTTGAGTCAGTTCGTTTTCCTGTACATACTTAGTCAGTACAGCTACAATGTCGTCAGCTTCAGCACGGTCTACGTGGACAACCTTGTACGGAAAATACTTGGCAATGTCTTCACGCATTTCGGTCAACGTATCGAAGATGAGCTTCCAATCCAAGTCGGATGCCTCACGAGCCTTCTTACGGTTGGCTTTGTAGTGAGCAAAGAATTCTTTACGCCAGTACTTACGACCATCACAAGCAATGACCACTTGACCATATTCTTTGTGATACTTCTTCTTGTATGATTTGATGGTGGATAGAACAACGTGACGAATCAGGTTCTTCACTTGTTCAGTGTCACCCTTCAACTCGCGTTGGAAAGTCAGGATAGCAGCCAGAGATACCTGACTGTAGTCAATAAGAATCATTAAAACGCTCCAAGCAAGATACATTCTTCGTTAATACGACCGTTCGGGACGGATGGTTTTGTCTTCAACGTTTTGAACTTAGCGTTCAGGGCACGTTTACCCAGAGCAAGACCAGCGAAGAAGTCTTCAGGCTTACGCAGCGTCATAGACTTAGACTCAACGATGTCGAATCCGATCACTGACGTACCTTTAACAGCCAAACCAGTGGAAGACTTATACACTTGTACTTTACGGTACTTTGTGTTGTAAACCCACAACTCATTTGCTTCGATAATTGTCTCAGGCTTCACTGACTTCAATTTGAGCTCAGCGAATTCCTTCATGTATTTGACCTTGGCAACTTGCTTAGTCAGCGGCACGGGCTTACGCTTACGTGGAGCACGGTTTGCCTTGGCAGTCTGAACTTGTTGGTTACAATCAGAGATGATAGACTCAACAAACTCAGCGAACTTCTTGAGTTCACGCTTGGTGAAGTGAGAGTAACCTTCAACCAACTGCTTGTCTTGACCTTCAAGGGCTTCACGAAGTTCTTTAGCAGTACCCACAAACAGTTCGCCGATGCGTTTAGCAATGGGCGCTGTAACTAGGTTAGCAGCCAAATATGTCTTGGTGGAAAAGTCTGACTTCTTGTTGATAGCGAAGTCGTCGATGGCACCTTCAATCTCACCAGCCAACTCATGGGCTTTTTCTTCCATACGATCTTGAATGGATGGGACATTAGTAGGTGCGGCAACCTTCTTAGCCACGATAACCTTCTCAACCATCTTACTGATAGCTTCAATGCGCTCTTGTAGGAAGTTGAGTTCTTTTTCTTGTAACTCTGAACCACCAGCCAAAAGGCGAGCGAGGATACCAGCGTGACGGAATTGTGTCTCGTCAATCTTCAACATGTGAGCTGCAGTCTTTTTATCAGTCTGAGCTACATGGGTGATGAGCCACTTTTTCTTTTCTTTGTCGTCGTGACCGACGTTGTAATAGTTCAAAGCGCGAATCAAATCGGCGCGATATCGAGAGGGGTCAAGTTGGAACTCGACGCCTTTCGACATACGGTTGGCTTTTTCAATCAGGGCTTGTCGTTTTTGGGCTGTAGCCATAGGAATTCTCCTCAAGTTATACAACTATTATACCGTATCCCTGATTAAAAGTCAAGGCTTATCTTGCGGCTTTGGACGAGTGATTTCATCATAGAGTTCAACGAACTCTTCGTGGTCAGCCTCGACTGTGGCAAGGTTTTGCTTGTGATAGGTTTTAGCAATCTTGTTGATAGTCTTCTTAGGGATTTTAAATTCGTCGGACTTTTCTTTCACAGTCTCACGAATCAAATCACGTTCAGCTTCAATACGCAACATGGAGTTGCTGATTTCTTGGATAGCGCCGAAGAACTTCTTACGATCGGCTTCATTGGAGAACTGAGCCATTACTTACCAACCTTCACGGTAGACTTCAAAACGCTAGACAACAGTACAACTGCTACCCAAGTTTCAAAAGTGTATGGAATGACCAAAGCGGGGAACAAAGTGTTCATAGCCCAAATGGTCGCGAATGGACCAAATACAACTAATAGAACCACAAGGGCGATGATAATCAGAGCTTTCATAATATTTCCTTAGAGTGAAAGGGTTACGGATTTGATGGAGTCCCAGCGGAAGCTTCTCCATTCTTGGATTGTGGTGTCAAAAACGCGAACTGCGGATCCAGAAGTCTGGCTATTTGTCTCTTTCGCCACAGGCTGTTTGTCTGCGGGGATGAGGGATTCGGAGAGCGTACATTGCATCTCTCGGTCGGTTCCATCTTTCTTTGTGAAAGTAACGCACACTGGTTGTCCATTATGGAGAGCTCCTTTAAGCCAAGTTTGAAATTCAGGGTTGTTCGGTTGGACTTGCATGTTCAATTCCTTCATAATATGTAACAAGTGGTTTAAAAAATTCTAAAAATTCAGGCTTGTCAAAGAACAGTTGTGTCTTTGATACGTGAGGACCATAAGTCTTTTCAACGGTCACCATGATATGACCTTTGGGGACTGGGATTTCCTCGATTAGTAATTTAGTTGCTATCATTGTATAGTTTCCCAAGTTGTAAATGGTGTGACCTCAGAAGCAAAATCTTCAAACAAAGCATCTTCAGCTTCAAAGATTTCTTCCAAGGTAACGTGTTCGACGCCAATCTGACCTTCTAGGACAGCCGCCAATACTAACGCACGTTCTTCAGTCATTAGCCTCTCCGCATAGTTGCGATTTCAATAGCCTGCTCATCAGAGAATATTGGAACTGCATTCGACTTATGCATCGTACCAATACCCTTGATGGCAGAACCAGTATAGCGTGGAGGCTCTTTCTTAGCGCATGGACCACCAGTGAATGGAAGACTTGGAATCTTAGGCGTCTCACGACGAGCAGTTGTACCAAGTGAGTACGAAAACGCATCCGACTTTTTAGGGATCGGCTTCTTGGGTTCGTACTGCTTCATGAGCTTCGCCCAAGACGCATCCAACTCACGTTGAGCGGCAGTGGGCTTACGCTTCTTAGACTTTTTGAAAGAGGTGTAGATTACGTTCATAAGAGTAAGTATAACCTAGAACTGAATTAAAGTCAAGACTTCTTTTGAGCCTGAACTGACCAGTAGAGTGGCCAGAAGATACATGACAACATACCGCCGACGGCTTTCGTTCCAATTCCATTATGAACCGTGTACGTTTGACCCGCGAACTCCTTGACTTCAATATCTGGAGTCTGGTGATACGCATGACCAAAGGTGAAAATACACGCAACAATGTAAATCAAAACGTATGTTCCAGGATCGTTAAAAAACTTCTTCATTCAAATTCTCCAGTAGGTAACCAAACACCATCCAAACTCAGGTAGCCTCCAACGCTGGAATGCTTTTCATCAGCGTCATAGGTCAAACCCAAAGCTCTCATCATTTTATGCTTCACTCGCAAGTTAGGTTGACGGAAGCGGTCAGTGGGAGTGAAACCCATCATAGTCGCAACTTCAGTCACAGCACCTGAACGGCAAATACCAGCGTGACAATGAACCACTACGTTCATGGAATTATCCAAAGCGTGTTGAAGCAATCCAACTAGCACGTTAGCCTGTCCATCGCTAATCTTACACTCTTCAGGGAATCCATCCTCATCTTCAGCATCTAGGAATTCGAACTTGTGAACTTCCTTGAATGGAAACTTAGGTGTAGGGAAGCCAGAGGCTGGATCAGTAATTTGGATGAGCATAGCGTTAGGACCAGCATCCATATGCCAGCCTTTCGTAACGTCATCCCGAGCAACGTTTTCAATAAATCGTACAGTCATAATATATCCTAATTTTCAAACCCTACACCGATAGTATACATTAAAGTCAAATAAAAGTC